CAATATTTATTTCTTTGTAAAGCAGCTTGTAAATATCCAAGGAAAGCTTTAGGTTTCATGTTATATAAACTTTCTTCCCAATCTCTATTGTTATTTGCTTTCCAATATGGTGTATCATTTCTTGTTGATAAAGCATAATGCAATCCAACAAATTCAGCAAATCCATAATAGATAGATTTACAAGCAAATGTAAAGTTATCTCTATCCCATTGTGTAATTTCACCTCTTCTTAAATTTCTTACAAGTTCTATTAAAAATTCGTGCATTGAAAATAGACCATTGCTCTCTAGTGGTTCAATAAATCCACCAGATAGTCCTGCAGCAACCACATTTTTTACAAATAATCTTTTGTGTATACCACACCTCATATTAATGTTTCTAAATTCATGTTCCTCATTACCAAACCCAGGTCGTACACCTGCTAAATGATTTTTAAATTCTTTTAAAGCAGTTTCATCATCTACAAATTTATCTGAATAAACATAACCTGTACCAACTCTACTCCATAATGGTATGTTCCACACCCAACCGTTCTCTATTGCTGTGCAATTGGTAAAACACTCTACTTCTTTTTCTTTATCAACATAAGGAATTTTAGTTGCCCACGCTTTATTGTTTGGTAGATTTTGTATAGTTTCAAAAGGTTCTTTTAATGCACCACCTAAAAGCATTGATTTAAAACCTGTACAATCAACAAATAAATCTGCATAGTAACTATATGTTTTTGTAACTACACACTTGATACCATTCTCATCTGTAGGCACATCAATAATATCTTCTTGTATATGTTTAACACCTCTTGGTAAACAATAATGGTCTCTTAACCATATACTAAATTTAGTTGCGTCAAACTGATAAGCAGAATCTCGGTCAAGTTCAAAACCGTGAAAGTTGAAAGCACCTTTACCTTGATTAACTAATGCCATATTAGGAGCAAAACTATCAGCATAATCTGAAACAGGTGTTTCTGGATAAAATTCTTTTTTCATCCACCAATCATTATACTTTAATTGAGTTCCGTCTGTTCTAATTGGACCAAAAGGATAATGAAATGCCGCCTCGTCTTTTCCATTAAAGTCTGTAAACTTAATACTAAACTTAATAGTGCCATCTGTATGTTTTAAAAATTCTTTATCATCAATGCCCAAAAATTTTGTCCATTGTTTAACTTTTGATATTGTACTTTCACCAACACCAACAGTTGGTATATTTGGTGATTCTATTACTGTTATATCTTTATTTGGAAATGCTTTAATTAAAGTAGCAGCAGTCATCCAGCCAGCAGAACCTCCGCCGACTATTAAAATCTTATCACTCTTCATAATAATTATTTTTTCTTCTTAACTATTTTCTTTTTCTTTTTAGGTGTTGTTTTCTTAACTGGTTCTTCCGCTGGTATATTCTTACGTAGAAATTCTGTAAATTGATTTTTGAATTCTCCATCTTCTCCTGGTTGCAAAGTCATATCATCATAGTTTGCGTTTTGAATCATACGGTGTTTAATAGTTGTTTGTTTTTTCTCTTTCTGTATTCTCCGTACAAAAGCATAATAGATAATTTGTGTGAAATAAGCAAAAGGATTATTAGTTTTTTTAGGATTGAAGTTATCAAGATACTGTAAACAGTTTTCAATACCATCACTTATCATATCGTCCCGATAAGTATAGTTTATAAAATTTGGTCTAAAGGATAAATGATTCGCTATCTTTAAAAAACACTCACCAACGTAGTCTGGTACAACTGGTTTATTTTGCTTTAATCTTTTCGCTTTATTAACAGACTTTTTATAGTCCACCATAGCAGCAAAAAATTCTTTATTATTTACATAATGTTCTGGTTTTTTTTTAATTCTAATTCCTGGCATAATGATTACATATTACTACAATTTACTCCCTTTGTCAATGCTAGGACGTAATAATCTTTTGATTGCTTTAGATAATTTTTTGACAGGAATAATTTCTCCTATCTGCCATTGCTTAGCAATATGAGCGAGTTTTTTAGATTTGAATGGCACTTGACTTTTCACGTTTTTTGTATATAATAGACTATGTAGTCTGGTGGAGAACGCTTTAGTAACTAGTGGAGAGTTCTCTTCGTTAATTTATCCTTAAATATTTCGTTCAACAATTCATTATCTTCTTGCGAGATTTGTTCTTGTATAAAGTCACCCTTTTTGGCCTTTTTCGGTTGATCCAATCTGTCATAATCATTTGCTAAATTGGCATAGTTTTTAGTCATATCTTCCGACGCCATAGTTATAGTCATTATCTTATCTTTCGGTATAGTTATTAATTTATCTGGTGTATAGTTAACCCATTTAATAAGAGCAATATAATCTCTTATGCCTGTAGGGGTCATTTGTGGGATATATTTAATCTGTAATGGTTTTGCTATTCTAAGCAAAGGAGATTTATCTGGTAGTTGTTTCTCACCTATTGGCATATGTGCAACAACATCATCACCATTTATTAGTTTGATTATTTTTATGTTAGCTTTTACTTTGTCCATTTCTCTCCAATTCTATATTGTGAATTTCATAGTCAAAATCTTCACTATTGTAAATATTTATACGTTCTCTAAAGTGTTGTAAAGTATAATTTTCCTTTTCGCCATAGGAAAGGTCATCAGCAATGTCATATAACGTTGCGTGTGAATCGTTATCTTTTAATCTTAATCCTCGTCCTATTGATTGTAAATTTCTTATACGAGATTTACTAGGGCTACTAAAAACAATATTGTGTAAGTTACGGATATTAATACCAGTACTGAACGTCCCATAAGAAGCGACAATAATCGCTCCGTCAGACTTTTCGGTAATGGCTCGGACTTGTTCTCGTTCATCAGCTTCCACTCCTCCGTGGATATAGAAAATAGGTCGGTCACCTGCCTTTTCTTTAATTAATTCATATAATAACTTACCGTGCTTTTCTACATACTGAAATAAGCATAAAGTGTTGCCGTGTAAACCAGTGACCAGATTTTTAATGTATTTATTTCTTTTCTCATTTCTAACTAAAAAGTCCATTTCTTCTTGATAAGTTTTATTTTTCAAGAAATCTATTTGTGCTTTACCATATTGTAATACTAAACAGAAAATTTTAAGTTTTGCTAGGTGTTCTTTATCTTGTAATTCAGTTGTAGTAGTAACCTTATTGACTGCACCAAACAGTCCTTCTAATACTAGCTTATGTGTTTTACTATCATCTAGGGTACCTGTACAACCTATCTTATATTTACAATTAACTAACTTCGTCATTATCTTTGTTAATGATACTGCTTTAAATAGATGTGCTTCGTCACCAATTATCATACCATAGTCGCTAAAATAGTTCTTTGATAGATTATAAATTGATTGCCAAGTAGATATAACTACTCTTTTAGGTGTTATCTTACTATGTCCTTCATAGATTCTATGTACATTTCTATTACTATCATAACCATAGTCTTTAAAATCTTTATATAATTGTTCTACTAATGATGTAGTAGGTACTATGATTAATATTTTTTTGTTTTTGGGAAGTCTTAATAGATTAAAACGTACTAATAGATATAGAATAAGTGATTTACCACTAGCAGTTGGTGATAGTAATAAACATCTATTCTTTTTAACTGAATATGAAAATGCTTCTTTTTGATAATCTCTTACTTCCATAGGAATTTTAAGAGCATTAATAAATTTTTCTACCTTATCATCATCTACTTTAGTGTCTTCTATCTTCGTTCCATCAACAACTTCTACATCATTTTCTTTACACCAATTAAGTACATATGGATATAATCCAACATATATTTGACCAGTTGCATATGAAAATAGTCTTATCTTTCCGTCCCATACCCTATTACGAAATTGTGGCATAAAACGAAAACCAGGTACTTCAAAAGTAAAGTGTTGACCTAATTCTCTTCTAATGGAATCTTCTGCTTCTATCTTTAAATAGACATCATCCTTTTTGTCTATTACAAGATATCTTACATTTTTCATACTATCTTTAAATAATTTCCTGAATGTAAGTTTCCACCTTTTATTAATTCTGGATTTTCTGGAAATATATCAAATGCAATTGTTATTCTTTCTGTATTTCCTTCATACACATCCGTATAGTGTGGTACATTATTTGGAAATAAAGTCATTTTACCTACAATATTTTCACTACTATATATCATAGGGTCATTAAGTTGATTTATTGGATTGATATAATGAGTAGATGTATTATCTGCTTGTACACAAATATGACCTCCCATATAACAATGTGATCCTATATCGTGTAAATGAGTTTTTATTTGTTCTCCTTTACGCATAACATTATACCAACATTGTATATACAATTCTTTTGGAATTGGTTGTTTAAAGTATTGCATAACTCCATTATGAAAGTGTATTATATTTCCTTTTATATGCTTTATATTTTCATCTTCCCATTTTAAAACATTATACTTATCAAATCTTTGTGTTGTACTCTCACCTTTTAGTCCTGTGTAAGCATTTACAGCTCCAGCTGCTACAGTTGATTTAGGTAATTTTATTATTTCTTTTTCTTTGCTTAAAAGAAGTTTTGCTACATCTTTAAAATTAACTTTTTGTACTGTAGTTTCAAATATTCTATAATCATATTCGGGTGCAAAAAAAGATTTTTTAGGGTCACTTTTAAATGCGTGTATTTTAACTTCTGATTTTTCTTGTATTTTAACTTCTGATTTTTCTTGTTCCATTAAATAGCTCCTTCTGATTTTTCTTGTTCCATTAAATAGCTCCTGATGTAAACTTCTTCCAATCAATTGCGTTCTTAATAGTAAATGTTCTATTTGAAATTTGTTTAATACTTCTATCTAAAAAATCAACAACTGTATTGAGATAATCAACTTTTTGTTTTGCTCTAATAACTTCTTCGTCTGAATCAATATACTTATCTACATCTTGTCTTAATATTTTTAAGTTAAAAGGTTTTTCAACATATACAGTAGAGTCTGCTTTACCTGTATAGTATTCCCACTTTTCTCTTTTCTTAATATGTAATTCACTTTCCGCTCTACTTAACATTAACTTAAACTTTGTTAAGTGTTTCATATATTGGTTGTGTAATTGAGGTGTTTTGATTGATTCTAAATCAAGTTCACTATCGTTAATTTTTAAATCTTTGTCTGCTTGTTCTTGTAATTGTTCTAAATCCATAATTATCACTATAACATATTATAATAGAAAAGTAAAGTTTCTTACGTAATTGTTTCGGTTACCTTACCACTTCCTTCTGCAAATTCATATATTTTGTATTGGAAAGTTACTGTTGCTATTAAATAGTTTACATCCGTTTGTTGTTGATTATAATTCAATCCAGATAATGCTGTAGGAAATACGTCTGCAAATCTGACTTGAATATTTGTTGTATTTTTGCTTGTTAATATACTTAATGTTGCGTCTGAATAAACAGCACCTGTGGCACCTGCTTCGTTTCTTACAATACCTGCGTCTGTTTCTTGCTTTGCACCAGTAGATGTTGGGAATCTATCTGCACCACCACCAAGTAAATTTCTAAATTGTGCTCTATCTTTAGGAAAACCTAAACCAGTTAACCAACCGTGTATCTCTCTATAGTTTTCTAAATTTTCATCAACCATAAAATCCATACTTAATGGACTGTATGCTAATTTATCTCCAGGTAAAGGTATATTTTTCAATGGCGTTTCCTGTTCCATATTACCTTCTAATGTTATGCCTGGTAAATTTACTGCTGTACAAAAGAATTCTACTTTAGGAAGTTTTGTAATAGTAAATCTAAACTGCGTTGGAGCGGCATAATCAAACTTTGTTGGTTGCCTTTTGTATGATTGTTTTATTGTCATAGTACTATTTATATGTGAACTTTAGGCCAAAAAAAAGGAGGACGTAAGAACGCCCTCCCTTAATTCTGTTAGAAAATGTTTCTAACCAATGATATTACATCAAGTTAGCAACTTGAACTTTTTGGTAGTATCTATTAGAGTTAGCACTTCCAGCGTCATTTACTGCTGTAGCAGCACCTGACTGAGCACCAGTTTCAGCAAACGGATTAGCAACTAGGCCATATCTCGTTTTAAAACCGATTTTCGGTTGGAAAGTGTCTTGTCCAACAGCTCTAACCATTTGTAAAGGTACATAAGGACAATAGAACAAACCAGCGTCGTATGGTGATGTTCCTTTATATCCAACAACGTAATACTGTTTAGCATTACTGTTTGCTGAGTATGGGTCTATGTATACTTTAAATCTACCGTTAAGAACACCTGCAAAAGTATTACCTGTGTCATCAACATTTAGATTGTTGTTAAGTGCTGGTGTATAATCTAGGACACCTGCCATTTGAAGAGCAGAAGCAACATCAGCAGAGCAAACGATTAAGTTTCCTTTTCCTCTACGAGTTCTTTGTGCAATTCTATTAGCATCTCTTTCTAATTGGAACATTAGTCCTTTGAATCTCTCAACTGACCATCTACCATTAGAGTCTGTGTCTAAATCAAAGATACCTGCTGTAGTCGTATTAGCAGCAGCACCTTTTTCAGCGTTAATGTAAATTGTTCTAACCACTTCTCGGTTAATCTCAGCAAGAATTTCAGCAGATAGAATATTTGCTAATTCTGTTTCTGCGTCTAAACCATGGATTGCTTTCAAATCTTGAGCAAGTTCCATAGTATATTCTGCTTTAAGTGCTCTTGACTTAGCAGTTACCGTTGACTTCTCTATTGAGAATGCCATTTCAGCAAATGCGTTGCCAGAAGCGTCACCTAATGCTTCAGCAGCCGCTGTAGTCATTGCTGTACCTTTTGTATAAGTTCCAGCTGGTGAATCGTTTAACACTTTAGGATTAGTACCTGAATGAGCTGTTTCTGAATAACCATCAACAGATGAACCAGCAGCGTTTCTGCCAGAAAAATCTGAGTCAGCTTCATCAAACATAGCTTCTCCACCTAATTGAGAAGTATATCTGCTTCTCATAGCGAAGATTAGTCCTGTTGGACCAGTCATTGGTTGAACACCTGCAATGTCGTATGCGATTAGATTTGGCATAGCTCGTCTAACTAAACTGATTAGGATTGGATCCCAATTCGCTATAGCAGCGCCAGTTGCGTTAGTTGGAGCAGCCTCACTCAAAAAAGCAGCGTCTTCTTTAGAAGCTCTTTCTTGGTTTTCTAACACTACAGAAGTGACGGCTCGTCTATAAGCATCCGTGATTTTTGGTAAATCAGGATGTTCTAGTACAGGCTGCCATTTTTTTTCGTGTGTTTCGGATAAGTACATGTCTTATTCTCCCTTTTTATTTACTATTTTAAAGACAACTTAATGTCTTTTGTTTTGCTTATAGCGGCGCTGTAAGCAGCCATTGCATTTGATAAGTCTTCATTTGAAGCCTCACCTGCCGCCACATCATCTAATTTCTCTTCAGCAGTCGGAACTTTTTTACCGAAATATGACTCTTTAATAGTTTCACATTTCTTTTTAAAGTCCTCAGCAGATGAGTATTCAATCTCTTCAGCAAGTTTTCCAAATTTTTCTTTTGATGTATCAGCAAGGTCATTAGATACTTCACTCATAATTTCATTACGAGTCTTTTCTCCGTTTTCCTTGTTTAAATCAACATTTTTTTGGATTTCTTCATTGAGTTTCTGTTCAAGTTTTTCAATCTTGGATGCCTGTGCATCCAAAACATCATACTTTTCATCAGG